TTTCCTCATAAGCATCCCGGCGAGCCTTACGGCCAGCTGCGCTTGAGTACTTTTCAATCGCATCGTTAAACTTTTGTTGGGCGATATCAGCAACTTCTTGCGCCTTACCCAGGTCGTCATTGGCTTTTACAAGATCCTCGGCAGCTTTCTGCTGTTTGGAGAAAGCCTCAGACATACTGAAAGCACCCATAATTGACTCTTTTACAGAAGTCGAATAATCATCCTGAACCTGTTTAGCCTCATTGATTTTTTCGTTGTAGTCATCAACTTCTTTAGTAGCAACGCTCAACGCATTGCCGAAATCAAAGGCCCCATTAACCGAATCATCTGTAGCAGACCTCAAATTGTCCAGTTTTTCCTTCAAAGCTTCTAACTTCTTGGTTGCCTCGTCAATAGCCGTGTTGTACTTATTGGTGATCATGTCAATAAGTTTGTCTTTTTGCTTCTGCAAAGCCTTATCTGCATCAGCAGCATTCTTGGTCGCATCAGTAACGCGAGTCAGGCTCTTAGAAACATTTTTGTAAGCCTTGGATTCCTTCTCCAAAACAGCCAATTGTGCATTCAGAAGGCTCAAATATCGTGCAGTTGTGTCATCACGCGACGTTGCAGGATTCATCAACTCCAACGCCTTGACAACAGCAGCGATCTTTTCCTTCACCCCGGTGATATCGGCATCAATCGTCACCTTCGTGCGAAGACCGCCCAAAAGGTTCATTGACTCAAGAATCATGTTGAGTTGTCCGTCTAAAGCCCCACCAGCCTTAGCGGAAGCAATAAAGTTCTCAATCATTATCGTGGTAGCAGCAGCAACCTCTTCCTGAGGCTTCTTCATGTTGGTCATGGCTGCAGCGTTCTTGGTGATCGCCTCAAACAGATCAAAACCACTCTTCGTCAACGCATCAAAGTCGCCACGTGCGCCCTTAGCGGCATCCATCACGCCAGTCATAGCCTCGCGCATCTCAAAGAATGTCTTGGCGTTGGCAACAGCATCGTAGTTCTCAATACCGAACATCGCCTTAGCCAGTTCTTCAGCCGTAGCCTTACCGTCTTCCCCGGCGGCCTTAAACTCCTTCAAACGACCAATCATTGAGGTGACAGCAAGTTTTGCCTTCTCTGTTTCCTTTGCAACCTTCTTTTCGGCTTCAGAGGTTTTATTAAGTTCTTTACCAACCTGAGCAAGAAGAGCCAAATACATTTCATCAGTACCAGCCTTACCTTTAGCGGCATACTCGGCTTCAATGGTGGCTTGAGTGGCCTTGACAATGGCTGCTTCTTCTTTGCCCAAAGCGATAACGCTATCTAAGTGTCCATTAACGAAGTCCCTGATATGAGTTTTCTCGGCCTGATCATCAAGTTCTTCCATTTGTCGAGCCAACTCCTGAAACTCAGGGGCGACACCAACAAGCACAGCATCAATATCCTCATACATTGCGACATTCTTAGCAATAATGGCCGCCTGATCAGCCCCTGCACCGTTAGCCATAGCCATCGCATAAGCAGTTCCCTCTTGGTTCTTTTTGAACGCCAACAAAACAGGCAAAGCATCTTCCTGAGTTTTCCCAAGGAAGTTCAATGCGTGTGTCAGTTTTTTGCCGTCTTCGCCAGTTTCGGCAATCGTTGTACCAAGTTCGGCAGTTGAAGAAAGATACGAACTCAAAGCCTCCTTGTTCTTAGAGAGAGACTTAACCTGACCCTCAATAGCGTCATTCAAGGCTTTCGTACGTTCCTCAACCTGCTTATTGCGGTCAGAGAACGCCTGGAATATCTTGAAAACAGCGTACAAAGCAATGGCCATAGCCAACATTGGAAGCATTGACGACATGAAACTGATAACAGCGGTCTTCATCGCCATAAAGCCCTGAACGGTCATAGCCGTAAAAGCCTGCATCCCAGTTGCACCGAATCGAGCGGCGGTAGCAAAATACTCAACCATCCCGGAAGCAAACATTGTGGCTTTACCAAACAACAATTGGGCTGTCGTAGCAGTACCCGTAGCAATCGCACTCTGAGCGGCAGCGATCTTCTGCATTGTCAAAGCGGCAACAAACTTAATACCAATCAAAATGATCAAAGGTTCTAGCAATGGTCCCATCATCTCAAGGACAGAAGCAAACGCATAGAAAGCACCCGAAATCACGGTGATAATGCCAGCCAAAGGCCCAGCCAAAACAGCCAAAACACTTGACATGCCATCTAACAGAGACTGCAATGCCACAGTAACGGCTTTGCCAAACTTCAGGAAAGCAGGAATCAAAGGAGCAGCAGCTTTAACAAGTTGACCAAAACTGTTACGAAGTTTCGGACTCGTAGCCACCAAAACGGTCATAGCACCAACAATCGGGTTCATCAATGGGGCTAACTTCGCTAACGGCCCAAGGTTCATTAACAAACTCTTACCAGCCATAGCAGTTAGAGCGGTAGCAAAAGTAGAAACTATTGGGGCGTACTTGGCCATTGACTGACCAAAGCCATCAACATTTAGTTTTGCATCCTTAAAACCCTTGACCATTTTTGCCAATTTTTCGATACCAGCCGTAAATGGTGTAAACAGCATTGTCATGGCACTTGTCAACTCGGTCACAAGAGGATATAAAGCCCCACCTTCACGAATCAACTTTGAAAACCCTGAAAAAAGGTCGTAAGAAGCCTTAATCATTGGGCCGAAACCAGCCAGCAACGCATTACCCATCGCCACTTGCATGTCATTGACAATTCGAGGGAACGAACGTAAAACCTTCCCAGGTTCTTCCATAGCGGCCGTATAAACGCCAGCAACCTTTGCGCCCTCATCCATGATCAGGTTGATAATGGCTTGTTGACGCTCTTGAGCGTTCAAAGTGTTAGAGGTCTTACCGATACTTAGCGCGTACCGGGCGTAACCTGCCGAAGCCTGCTCTGAAATACCAGCAGATTTAAGCAACATACTGTTACCCGTTTTGATAGCACGAGTCAGAATCATCGCCGTATCGGTCGAGTTCTTCTGTGAAATAACCGCCAAGTCCTGTGCCACGCGAGCAACTTTGGCCGCTTGAGCCATCTCAAGGTTGCCTTGAGCAAACTCAATAGCCATCTGCTGTGCGGCGGCCATCTCAATACCGTTATCACGGATGGCACTAGCCGCTTGTTTAATGTTTTTTGCACCGATCCCGGTGGATTTACCAATCGCATCAATAGCGACGTTCAACTCCGAAACACGAGCAGCAGCTTGGAATGATGCTTTGCCCATTCTTACAAGGGCAAAAGCACCACCGCCAATAACTGCGCCAGCAGCGATTAAGCCTTTGCTTACGCCACTAACTGTTTGATTTAACTGATTAGCAGATGAGGAGGCTTGTTGAAAAGCCTTAGTGAAGCCATCGTCAATCGCACGTAAGTGCGCTACAACCTGGATATCTTCAGCCATCTAATCACCTCCTGCGTTTGCTTGCCTGTTCAGCTTCGTAAGCCCTTAGTTTGTATAGGGCGGCCCACTCAACTATTTCCGCAGAGGTGATTGGGAGATGGGCAGGTGTGCCGTACAAAAGTTCGGCCACCGTGCGCCCCAATTTCTCCGCTAGTTCGAAGAGGAACCGCCGTTCGGTGTTGATGAGGAGTCTTTTCCCGCAATATCAATGGCATCAGAACCAAAACCCGACAATCGCATAGCGACCGTGTTGATCTTTTCCAAAGCCGCGCCATTCTTGGACATAATTGTGTCCTTGTCAGCGTGGGTAAACACAGGTTCGCCCGTTTCCGGGTCGTAAACGCATGTGACAACAACTTCAGGCATCATCTTCGCAAAGTTGACATTGCCGTTGTTATCTGCTGCATCCTGAACAATCGCTGCGCGAGCAGCTCCGCTCATACCTCGAACTTCTACTTCAACACCCCATTGATCAATCTTGACGATTTCTCTTTGTAGGTCATCTACTGCAATAATGCGGTCACGTAAGGACACGATATTTCTCCTGTGTTTGTTGGTTTTTGGGTTTATGATTTGCCTATTGGCTTATCACGACCAAGTGGTGCGAGTAACTGGACCCGTCACTTGGAAATCTGCTGTTGCTTGAACTGCATCACCGACTGAAGCCGAGATGTTGTAGCCAGTCATAATGCAAGTACCTGTGTACTTGATAAGACCTGCTGTGCTACCTGCTGGGCCGTAGTTGAAGTTCAATGGGGTTGCGAAGCCAAGAACACCTGCAAGAGTTGCGTCTGCTGCTGAGTCAAACAAGCCTGAAATGCTGAAAGTCGCATCCGACAAGCCCACAATGTAGGTCTTAGCCGAACCTGAAACACCAAACGTCGTAGTTTCGGCAGTCTCGATTGATCGCGAAAGTGAAACGTCGTTTAGATATGCGGAATAGTCCACCAGCGATGCTGATGCGTTGTCCAATTTGAATACTGCTGATTTGCCATGTACGAATGCCACGATTTACCTCCGTGCGAAAGAAACTTGATAAGTGATTGAGCCTGTACCTGATGCAAGCGTGTTTTGCGCCCTCAGGTATCGGTTGACGGTCGTGCCAGCCGCAACTGCGACCCGTTCCGAAGTTTTTACCGTTGTTGCTACAACAGCAAATGTTGCCAAGTCAGCCCAAGTTGAGTTGTCTGACGAGTGTTGAACTTTGATAGTCGCATTAGCTGACCAGGTGTTTGCAGTTACATGCAATTGGGCCAAACCGCCATTAGCAGTTGAGGCAGCGTTATCGACCGAAGTGCTGTTTGTGGTAGCCACAATTGCAGCCAAAGGAGCAAGGGAAACGCCATGATCAATGCCACCATCGGCTTGAGCATCATAGGAAACCGAAACAACATCACCTACAGGTGCGGAAACCGAATAACCAGTTGTCTTTGCGAGCAAGAGTTTCACCGGGTTACCAATAGTGGTGAGCGTTGGGAAGAACGATACTGGAGCGTTGGTATCCGAGCCGATTGAGGCAGTCAAAACTTCATCAACAGCATTTGCTGCACCATCAAACATCCCCGAAGCCGTTATTGTCCCATCCTTCAATCCCGTAATATACGTTTTTGCGCTGGAACCGAATGCGGTCGTTTCCGCAGTCTCGGCCATTGTGGACACCGAACCATCGTTCAGATATGAACTCAGATCGTAAATACCGTGCAAAACAACAGCACTCTTACCATGAATAAAAGCCATTACTTATCCTCCGAATCAATCGCATCCACAACTACTGGAGCAACCTCTTCGACTGAAGCAGGCTCTTCTTTGACTTCGACCTTTGCCTTGGCAGAGCCATCGGCAAGTTCAATAATTCCTTGTTCTTTAAGCCATGCAACAGACTTAGCTGGAATGTCGTCAACAATATCGCCCGCTTCAACGCGGCGATTTAGGTAATCTAACCCTTGATTTACGAGGTATTTCGGCATCTGAACTCCTGATAGTGGCACGTGGCTCTACCCCGGATACCGACCTGACCACAAGGGTACGAACGGGCGATGCCGAGGTCACGAGGACACGAAGAACTATCAGGACTTTACAACGCATCAGCCAACAGGCCGACTGTATATGGCTTTAGTTCACCAACCACCCTCAGGGATAATCCAAGGTGACCAATCACTACCAGTTACCTCAAACAACAGTCTTCCAGCCTTCAAGTTCGTGAACGCATCCAACACAGGCTCTTGAGTACAGATCTTCATTTGAGTGCAAATAGGGGCGTACTTGTTGCGCTTAGGGTTGTAGTTCACCCCATTGATCTGCATGAGTCCACTATCTGAAGGGTGGCTCATAGAAACCATTTTGATGATGTTGCAGTTCTTGTCAACCGCCGAACCACCAATACGCTTAGGGCAACAACCTGACTCGCGAGCAATAATGTGCATCAAACGAGGGATCTGACGTTGCTCCCACCCAGCAGCCCTAGCCACAGGGGGAATCCAAGAGCAATCACCATGCTTATAAACCTCAGGCAAAACATATGCTGGGTTTTTGGCTTCAAAAGCGGCCAAGGAAACAAGGGGAACTGGACTAACCACAGAGCCGGGGGCAGAAGCCGCCTGAACTGCTGAAATCAAGCCAATAAAAACACTTAATACGGTTACCGCTGTTGCGGTTAAAAACATTTTCTTCATCGGTTACCTCCGAGAATCGAGTAATAGGGGCAGGCTAAACGCATTAGATAATGCAAAGCCATCATTCTTTTTCGTTTACCTCCTGATGGAGTTCTGCTAATAAGGATGACACCTCGCAAGGTGCGCTGTCACTTTCAAACCTGTCTAACGACTCTCCCAAGCCGCTCAAACCGCTTGGTAAATCTTACAGCCCTAGATCACCCAAGGCAAGCACCTCAGGCCCCGTTTTTGGCTTTACAGCGATGGCAAACAATAACCCAGGGTCTAGTAACCATAACTGCAAGCATCTTCTTGCACCGCCAGCACCTAGGTTCTAAATCCTCTGTAGCCCCTTTACCATAAGCATTTACTGGTATTTCGGAGTTATCTAACCCAGCCATACGGTGTAATCGCATCCGATAAGAGCGCGGTCGTCACCGTCTCGACTCAATGGGTAAACCTCAGAAGTCGCCAACATAGTCAAAATCTTCACATTAGAAAGGGTGGTATCCCTAATAGCACCGAGGACAGCCCTTACCGCTACAGCCTTATCACGAGCTGCAGGATAATCGTTCCGAGCTGCA